GCTGAAAGAGCAGGAAAAGACACTCCTATGGCTGTCAGAGAAATTGAACAACTTGGAATCTCGGATGGAGAGCTTGGGCAAACCATCATTGATGTATCACCGTCCGACATCTGAAGAATACGAGACAGTTGCTCAGACTCTAGACTATCTACATAATAATGTAGAAGGTCTCAAAAAAGACTTAATAAAAATGGCGAGAGTAGTATAATGTCAGGATTACCAGGTAGACTAATAGGACCCGATGCAGTAGACACATTCAGCATAGACATTAACTGTGAATACGTTGCACAGGCATTAGGTGGTACTCCTACAAGAAATACAAGAATTAAAATTAATAATCAAGTTGTAGAGACATACGATGAGACAAGTAATATAAGTTCAGTACCAGGAAGACCAACTGTATTAGGTATTGCTTGTATAGATGGTGTAAGAAGAATTTTACCTAGCACTCCAAGAACTAATAACACTGTACTGTTTGAAGGTAAATTTCCTGCAGTAATGGGTGATTCAGTATCGCTTTTTACATCGTCAGGACAACAGTTAAGATTGTTGACAGGACCTACTCAACATGCTAATATAATCATAGGAACTAATGGAGGAGCAACCCTTTAATGGCAAAAGCAAAAGGTGGATGGGGTACATCAGATACTGTTGAGGCAATACCAAAGAAAACAAGGCAAGGTCGTGGTCAACACACCAAGTATTCAGCAACTGCTAGAAATAAAGCAAAGAAGAGATATAGAGGACAAGGTAAATGAAACCTTACATTTTTTACATTATCATTGCACTGTTTTTCTTGTCACTCATTCGTACTACGTTTACATTCGATCGTAATCAAAGGAATGAGAGATTGCAACAAGAACTATGCAGACTAGATGAGGTATACTGTAGATGACTAAATCAAATTTTATAACGAAAGCGAAGAACCAATTCAAATCATCCACATATTACGTGTTCTGGGGTACTGCTACTTTTGTAGTAGTTGCAGGACAGATTTATGTTGGGACAGGATATCGTCAGATGTCTAAATCACTAGATGCATGGTTTGACAAGACTATCAGCATCATGATACAGAAAAGACTTATGCAACAACCTCCAAGGCAAACAGGTCCTTATGAAGATAATAGAATGCCTGTAATACAATGAACTGTTGGCACTGCGGAACGCAATTGATCTGGGGAGCAGATCATGACATGGAGGATATAAATGACGGAGAGGAGTCTGAGTATGATTTCTGGTCTAGTTTCACTTGTCCGAAGTGTGAAGCATACGTTGAGGTATTTCATCACAAATGAACTTAACTGAGGAAGAGTGGGAGTGTGTTAGAGTATGTGTATCTAACGCACCAATACCATACGATATTACTAAGAAAAAAATCCCAGTCTCTATATTAGATAAGATTGGGCAACCTAAGCGTGTAGAGCATGCTGGTGAAACTAAAGTAGAATACGATTTGACACAATACGGAATTCATGAATCTTATTTGTAATTTACCTGCTGAGAAGGTATGGGTACGGAAAGAATATCTTACTGACCATAAAAGTGGGCACGGAGAATTTGTAGAAGGTGTATGGGTGGCTGCTAAGAGTATACCAGGACGCGCGTTTTATTTTGAGACGTATCTACCTGAGTATGGTGCACTATATGATAAGTTACCTATATCCGCTTTTCTCCGAGCACCGAAAACGCCGACGCCCGATATGAGTCTAGAGAATCTGCAATTTTGGAATTGTATGGATTATGGGGTGATGGCAATTAATAAAGGTTTTATATCTTCTATGGATGCGGAGATACGGACAAGAGACCACGGTCTGATGAAAGGGCAATATATCTTTACTATTGATAACTACCATGCGAACCCTGATGTGATAGATAATAATGTAAGCGAAGTGCCACAAGAGCATAAGAGTCATAATTGTATCCAACTAGAGAATGGACAGTATGCGTTGTATCCTAATAATAGGATGCGTTTGTATGACCTCTCTATCACTCCTCAAGAACCGAAGACACCAGACTTTAAGGTTTCTACCATAGAGTATCAAGTCGAGAACGGGACTGAGTGGGGGCGGTTAGGAGATACCGATGATTATTTCTGGGAAACACCTAAGGAGAAAACAAATGGTAATTAAAGTAGACAAATCCGAAGAATTTAAGAAAAGTGGTAAGAAACTCATCTCTGAGTATGATGCACAAGAATGGTTAGATAAGATTGAGAAGAATGACGAAAGAGAATTGTTTGAGATGAAGAGAAAGAAGGAATTCCTTGACGAGTGCACTAAGTTCAGAAAAGATGGATAAATAAAAGCAGCCCATGCTGTCTTTAGATGCCAGAAGTCTCAACCTTTAAAGATTTGAGTGTCACATTCAAAAAACATCCTGTTACTGACGATTTAGTAACTGTAAAGGATAAGGCTGCTGTTGCACAATCAATAAAAGGATTATTACTTACTAGAAGAGGTGAAAGACCATTCCAACCAGAATTGGGAAGTGGTCTACAGAATCTATTGTTTGAACCATTAGATTATGGTACTGCTGGATTAATTAAAAAAGAAATTAAAGAAACTCTTAATAGGTACGAACCTAGAATATCAATTCAAGGACTTAACTGTTATCCACGAACTGACGAAAATGGATATGAAGTAGAGTTGGAGTATATGATTTTGGGTAGAGAAGACAGAGCAGTGGGAATAGATATATTTCTAGAGCGTACACGATAATGCCTTATACTCAGGTTGCCAATTTAGATTTTGATAACATCAAAACTCAACTCAAAGAATATTTGAGGAGTCAGAATGATTTTACTGATTATGATTTTGAAGGGTCTGCATTAGCAACTCTAATAGATACACTTGCTTATAATACCTACTATACAGCATTTAATACAAACATGGTAGTCAATGAACTATTCATTGATTCTGCTACCTTAAGAGACAACGTAGTAGCATTAGCAAAGCAGTTAGGGTATAGACCGAAGAGTGCAACCTCTCCTACAGCATACATCTCATTTACAGTCACTTATACCAATCCAACAACTGATAAAGAGTTAAACCTAAAGCAAGGTACAGGATTTATTAGTACTTATGATAACGTTATTTACAACTATGTTGTTACAAGTGATGTAAAAGCACAAGTAATAAATGATGTTGCAACGTTTATTAATGTGCCAGTTAGAGAAGGAACATTATTAACGAATGAATTTATAGTCAACAATGCATCTAAAAGTCAAAGATTTATATTAGATAATCCAAATATTGATACTAACACAGTTTCAGTCACTGTATATCCTACTGGTGGTTCATTTAATGAACCATATTTACTTGCTGATAACATATTAGGAGTTGATGGTGACTCAAAAGTTTTCTTTATAGATGAAATAGAGGATGGTAGATATGAAATTTTAATGGGTGATGGTGTTCTAGGTAAAAAATTAGAAAACAATGCACGTATTGATGTATCATATTTGACAACATCAGGACCTGCGAGTAATGGTGTCAGGGCATTTGTATTTTCTGGTGTAATAGAAAATGAAAATGGAGTTTCTCCTAATTCTTTTGCAACATCAATTGTATCAAGCGTTGCTTCTGCGGGTGGTGAAGAGGTAGAAACTACTGCTAAGATAAAATACACTGCTCCAAAAGCATATGGCACACAAGACCGTGCAGTGACCGCACAGGACTATGAAGCAATTGTAAGAAAAGTATATCCAGCAACAAGTGACATCATTATATTTGGTGGAGAGGATCAAGATCCACCAGAGTATGGTAAAGTCTTTATTGTATTGAAACCTAATGATGCAAGTTATCTCACATCATTAACTAAATCACAAATTATTACTGATCTTAAAAAATATGTTGTCGCATCTATAGAACCAAGAATAGTAGATCCTTCTATTCTCTATGTTGAGATAACAAGTAAGATTTTTTACAATGGTGGTGTGACAGATCAAATACCATCACAGATTAGTGATAAGGCAATTTCTAGTGTACAGTCTTACATTGATACAAGTGATACCGAAAAGTT